CCCACCTCGAAGCGGCGCCCCAAACTTCCGGCCATTCATGCGCGGGGCATGGCCGCGACGGATCGAACGGGAAGACCAGACGCGCCTTTGGCTTCTCCGTCGTGTGACTCCACGACGTATGGCCCAGTCTCACGCAGTCATCTCCGAGCGCTTCCAACGTGTCGAGCGGTTCCCCCGCGTCACAGTCCAGGACCAGCATCGACACGGACGCCACAAGGGCCGCTCTCCGCCGTTCTGCGCCCTCCTGAAACGTCACAGGACTCCACGCCGGGGCGTCGACCTTGGAGCCCGTCCATACCCGGTGGCGGGCCAATCCGCGGACCATGGTTTCCCAGTCCCACCTTCTGGCCTTCGGTTCGTTGTCACGCGCCCCGCGATACAGAACCACGGGCCAGGTAGTCAAAACTTCTGGACGCACTTCTGCCAGAACTCCGTCCGGCTTCACTGTTGCCATTTGCGACTCCGGACGGAGTGTTTTGGTTTTAGCCGAAAAGTCCGACCTGGTCGGACATGCTTTCCGCCTTCAGGTTCTTGACTGCTTGGCGAAAGTAGGAAGGTTTCAGTTCCACGCCAACGAACCGACGGCCAGCGCGTAGCGCTCCCACTCCTTCGCTTCCGACTCCACCAAACGGCGACAGTACGACGTCGCCTTCGTTGCTCCACAATCGGACGCACCTTTCAATGAGATCCAACGAGAGCGGGCACATGTGCCGTTCGTCCTTAGAGTCCCGAGCCGCTTTCACATTCAGCACGTCCGTATGTCGCACGTCCATCCAAACGGGACTGGCCCATTTCTGCCATCGTTCAAGCGGGAATGTCTCGCGAGTGTGCCCCACGGGTCGAACGTCGTCCGCTTCCCGGTCCTCATCAGCCCAACGACGGAAGAGCAAAACATACTCAGGCATACCCACGCGTGAAAAGCTCGAATCCTTCCGGAGCTGCTTGTAGAGAAGTCCGTGGTTCTTTGTCTTCCGCTGTTCCTCCACTGGGCACTTCCACACAGTGACGCGGCAGTGGTATTGGAAGCCGGCCGCTTCCATTTCGCGAACCAAGTCACCAGGAAGATCGTGCATACCGGCGCGTCCGTGGGAACCTTTGTAACGGATCGTGTCCTTGCAATGGACGGCGCAAAGTCGGCCAGGACGGAGAGTCCGATACAGTTCCCGCGCCAGGAAACGGTAGTGCGTCATGAACTCCGCTTCATCGTCACAGTTGCCCATGTCGCGCGTCGAATCCGAATACAGATACACGTTAGCGAATGGTGGCGAGAATACTTGAAAGTCGATCGACCGATCTGGAAGCTGTCGAACCACCTCCACGCAGTCCCCGTTGAACATTGCCCAGTCATCTGTTGAGCTGGCGTCCAGTGCTTTGATTGTGTCTGTTTTCATTGTCGTGTCCCTGTCTCAGTCGTGTTTGGTTGTGATCCACTTCGGAAGTTTGCTGGAATGGCTCGCCTGGTAGCCAATCGCTTCCGCCTTTCGTTGTTGCGCCCTCCTTGCCGCTTTGAACATTTCCACCTTCATCGTTTCATGGTCGTGCCGTTTTCTTTCAAGGCTCGCCCACACGGCCAGCTCAGTCCCGGCCAGTACAATCTCCGCGTCCACTTGCTTCCGTTGCCCGAACCGCCAAAAGCGCCGAATCGCCTGATACAGCATTTCGTAGGAATAGGAAGGACCGTTGAACACTGTCCTCGCGCAGTGCTGCCAGTTCATGCCGAATCCAGCAATCTTTGGCTTAGTTACCAGAACTCGAAACTCTCCACGGGAGAAGCCCAGAAGTCGTTCCCGCTTCAATGCGGCGGACATTGAACCAGCGACCTCCACCGCGTCCGGGATCAACGACATGACCGCGTCGGAGTCGTAGTTGGTCTCACACCAGACGACTACTGGTTCGTCTGGCCACTGAGCGACCAGCTCGGCCACAGTTGCGGCCCGTGCTTCACATGTCCGACGGCGCTCTTTGTGGAGGCCAGTCGCCGATAGCGTCGGCGATCGGAACAGTTCCATTCGAGTATCGTCCCGAATGTCGACCGCGACTGAATGAAGATTCACATTCAACCGCGGCAAAACATAACCTTCGTCCGAAAAGTCGCCGATGTCCGAAGGCCGGCCAACGCACCGCGCCCAGGACGTCACCCAATCCCAAAACGGCCGGACGGCATGGCCCTTCAAGCGATAGCTACCGGCTTCTTTCTGGTCCGAAATAAACCAGCGGGCAATCATCTGGTGAGACGTCATCACGCCCAGGAACTGCGCGTGATTCCCCAGTTCGAGGTAGTCATTCGGCGCTGGCGTGGCAGTGCACGCCAAACGATAGGGAGTGTCCGCGAATGCGCTCAGAAGATACCGCTTCATCGCTCCCATGTACGACTTGAGAATGGAACTCTCGTCCAGAACGAGTCCAACGAACATGTCTGGCGGAAAGTCTCGAGCGCGATCGTAGTTCGTGATCAAAATGGGCGCGTCGGAATCCGACGGCGCTTGGACTTGGCGAATCAGTCCACCCATTCCTATCGTTTCCGCCTCTTCGACAGTTTGAGCACCCACGGCCAATGGGGCCAGGATTAGAACCCGTCCGTTGGTGTGGAGATGGACTTGGCGAGCCCACTCTAACTGTTGCCGGGTTTTCCCCAGTCCGGTGTCCTCGAAGAGCGCGGCGCGTCCGAGCTTGCACGCCCATGCTACGCAGTCCCGTTGCCATGGCCAAAGATGATCGCCTTCGATCAGCGCTTCGAAGCCTTCCGGAGCGACTGTTGGCGTTTTGGTGGCCAGGAAGTCAGCGTATTCGAGACGCGCAACGGCGCCCCCGCTTGTGCGGTGTCCTTTCGTCATTGTCTGTCCTCTCTTTGTTTCGACGTCGACCCGTCCACCCCGTACCCGTTGGGAGCTACCCAACGGGCGGCCATTGCGGCCAGGGGACAGGACAGACACGACGTCCGTTTCGTTTGTATCAAATGGCGCTGAAGTCGTCAACGGCGCCACCATCGCCCCAGCCAGATCCACGCCCTCGTCAATGGCCCGGCCCGATGAAGGAGCCGGAAGAGCCGGTAGCAGTCCTCCACGTCCTTATCGGCAGTGTGCGCCCCGTCCTTCTCCCATCCCAGGAAGTCCCGAATCCGGTCCAACGAGAAGCCACGAAGGCCGAACGGCGCCAAGTGTTCAATGGCCAGCGTCATCGTGTCCAGGCCACGAAATGGCGTCCACTCCTTGAGCCCTTCCCGCTTCATGCACGCGCGAACCATTCCGAGGTCGAAGTGGACCGCGTGGCCGACTGGCATGGTTCCCCGAAGTTTCGAGGCCACCACGGGCGCGACTTGGCGCCAGGTAGGCGCCCCGTCCCACGCTCGAGGGTCGGCCGCGTAGCCGTTCACCTCGAGCGCTTTCGGTTCTGCCAAGGCCAGGTCATCTTCGGACGGTTGGACCTTGCAGCCCCAGCGCTCGAGGACTTTCCCGTCCTCCACCGTCCAGATCGCAATTTCAATGATGGTGGACCGGAGCGGGTCCAGCCCGGTCGTTTCCGTGTCGAGGATCGTGTACTTCATGTCCACCTCCGAATCTGCCAGCCCAGCGACCGGTAAAGCGCGTTGCGGGCGCTCCACTTCCGAAGCGCCCAGCGTCCATCGTCCACCATGTCGACCACCCACGGCGGACGCTTTCCGTCCATCGCTCGGCACGCGCGGCCCACGCGCTGGCGTGTGGCGGCCTTGTGTGAGCTGGGCGCGGCCAGTACCACCGTGTCCAGCTCGGGAAGGTCCAGTCCTTCGTCCGCCAGTTGCGTCGCCACGATGACGGAAAGGTCTCCCGCTCTCATCCTGGCCAGAACTTCCGCGCGTTTGGTGGCGCTCGCGGAACCCACCAGCGCTTCCCCTCCGAGCTCGGCCGCGGTGGACTCCGCGTGACTGACGAGGGAAGTCAGAACCAGAACCCGGCGCCCTTGGTTCACCAGCTTCCGAACGATTCCCCAAAGAAGCTGTTGGCGCCGGTGGTCCTCGAGGATTCCGCGCATTGTATGGGCCGCGTGCTCTCCTTCGACTACTTCGAGACCCGTCTGGTATCGCCAGATCGTGGGGGCCATGGTCCGGCCCGTGTTGTCGAGCGTGGCCTGGTCAATCCGATACACCGTCGGACCTAACGCCAGATGCATCCACGAATGAAGCCCGTCCTTCCGTTCTGGCGTGGCTGTGAGTCCCATGCGAGCGGGACATGGAAGCCCAGCCACCACGCGTACCCACGTCTCCGCGGGGACGTGGTGGCACTCATCACACACCAAAAGACCGAACGCGGACCCGAGCTGTCCCAGCTCGGACCATGTCCAACGGGCCAGGGTGGCGAGGGACGCTACCACCACGTCCGCTTCTCGCTCATCCTTCCCGCCCCCAATCTGGCCAACGGTGACGCCAGGAAGCCAGGACTCGAGACGTTCCCGCCACTGTCGAACCAGATCCAACGTATGGACGACCACCAGGGTCCGGCCTTCCACTCGAGCGGCCAGGAAAGTCCCGATCCCAGTCTTCCCCGCTCCACATGGCGCTTCCACTACTCCGCGCCCCGCGTCCAGTACCGCGTCCACGGCTTCCGCCTGGTAGGGGAACGGCTGGATTCCCGGCGCCAGGGGACGACACTCGGGACGAAGGGCCATGGGCGCCGGTTCCCAGTCCTGGGCGCCCCGTGGAAGCCACCAGCGCCCTCGAGGGTCGCCAGGGTCGACCGGTCCGGACGGATAGATCCACTTCGAAGGGGGCGCCCCCTTCCGGTGGTATTTCCAGGCCAGATATTTGGGATTGCCTGTCGTGTGTGCCACTCGAAGTCGAGCGAAGCGCTCGTCTCCCACCAGTCCCACCACGGCGCCCGCGGTCACTTCCACGGAGCTGGGCGCCCTGTCCTCTTCGTCTTCGTCTTCCACCCATCCGGTCACACGCCAGCCCAACCTTCTGCAATTGTGAATCTGTTGCAGCCTTCGCGCCCTCCACGCTCGCCAGTCCGCGCCCGCGATCCCGGCTGGTGGTGGTGGGTTGGAAGTCGCGCGTCCGTCTCGAGTGGCCGCGATCCCAACCTTGGCCGGAACCAGGTGGAATAGGTTTAGCTCGGAAGTGTGGAGCGCCCTCGAGCGGCCCACGCCGTCCAGAACCGTCCACCGGTCCCCGTCGATCGCCATTACTTCCACGGTGACGGAACCCCAATCGGGAACGCCAACCAGCGCCAGTGGAACCGCTTTCATTAACCCCTCCCGGTGCCTGTCTGGTGGGCTGGAATCGTCCAGTCGTGCAGACGGTTTCCCCATTCCTCGAGTCCGAGCTGGAATAGAATCTCGGAAAGGGGATGGGCGATCAGGTTGTGGGCCGTCCATCGAAAACGATCAGGAAGCCGACTAAATAGCGGATTACCTGTCATCCCTCACCCCCAGGCCACCGCCCAAGAGCTTTCGCCGCAGCGATGCAGGCGCGTCCGAGGGTCATTCCCTCCGACCAACCGGGCCGATAATCGCCATCGACCCACGCCCACCAATCCTCTCCGTCGGGGGCGATAGCGCTGCCCGGTGCGACGTTGTCCCACGCACCCGGCCCCAGCAACGCCAGCAGGCACCCAGCGGTCGCGGGGTCGTCGGGGTTGATGGCATCGAAC